AACGAGACTAACACGTCGCGACTGACACGCGTCGTAACACGTTGTGCTTTTTTAATCTAATTTAATTTTATCCGGTAATTTAATTTTATCCGCTCATTTAACTTTAACCGAAAGTATAACTAGCGTTTATTGCCAGGCGTAAGGCGGGGCACCCTATGGGTCGCCGTCGACTGGAATAAACAAATCCCCGCCCCGCAGGGCCACAGCGCACAATCACAATACCCTAGCATAGTTTGTGTTAGGGGGGGGTGCAGGGGGTGGAACGCCCCCGCAGAAGGTAGGAAAAAAATTTAATTTTTTTTTCTACTCAGAAGGTCCAGCCATATTATTACCTGGACCTTCTGCGCTGAGTAGATGTGGCGCTCGATTTTTTCAAAACTCCGACGACGCGTATATAAGCAGCGCTAAACCCCCGTCGCGTTTCATAGATGGCGCGACACCGTAATTATTGTTTCACCTACAATAATTACCCTGACACCACGTTAGTTGATGGAATCAACTGCAAGTATATTGCGTACTCTCATGAAGTTGCTCCTGAGACTGGGACCAGACATCTCCAGGGATATATTGCTTTCCATTCAACGAAGACTTTTGCGGCAGTTAGAAAGCTTTTACCGGGGTGTCATATATCGGTTATGGCTGGGTCTATCGCCCAGAATGAGGATTATTGTTCTAAGGCTGGTCAACTCATTGAACGTGGAGAGAAACCTACTTCCAATGACAACAAGGGACGTGCTGAGAAACTCAGATGGCAACGAGCCCGTGAATTGGCTAAAGCAGGCAATCTTGACGAAATTGACGCTGATATTTATATCCGCTGTTATAGTACTCTTAAATCGATATCTAAAGATCATATGATCAAGCCAGCACCTGTTGATGTAAAATGTTTTTGGATTCACGGTGATACTGGCACAGGCAAGTCTTATGCTGTTGAAACCACTTTTCCAGACTGTTACAAGAAGTCTATGGATGATTTGAAGTGGTTTGATGGATACAACGATGAAGATGTTGTCTATCTTGAAGATTTTGATGTTTATCAAATTAAATGGGGAGGATTAATGAAGAGACTTGCTGATCGTTGGCCAATGCAAGCTAGTATTAAAGGCTCAATGAAGTATATTCGACCTAAAGTGGTAATTGTAACGTCTAATTACACCCCAGAGCAAATCTGGACAGATCCTCAAACTGTTGAGCCTTTGTTGCGTCGATTTAAAGTTGTCCATAAAGAATCGCAAGAGCAAGTTATTGACTTTACCTAAAATAAATAATGGCTAAAAATAAACAAGTTTCACGACGTGGACCTTTAACTCCTTCATCCTCTGGATTGTCTGCTGCACGTGGTATTGCCATGATGGCAGCTAGTTCTTTGTCTCCCTCTGTTCGTAGTGCAGTTCGAGCTGCTCAAGTTGCGAAGGGAGTATATAATGTTGGTAGAGTTGCTTTTAAAGGATTGAAGCGTACTTCCAAAAGCCGACACACTCAAACTCCAAGAAGTGGAAATAGAAAGTGGAATAATACTTCTACTGGAGTGTACGGTGGTAAATTTAGAAAGCCTCGAAAAGTAAAAAATAGTATTTTTACTCAATCACTTCGAAGTGGTTATAAAATGGATGTAGAAGAATTTGGGCGTGTAGAGGATCCGGATTCTGTTTATATTGGTCATTCAACTAAACATATAGTTAATATGACTACTGCAATCGTTGGTGCATTGCTACGTAAGTTATTTGTTAAAGCCGGTTATCCAATTGGTGATCGGTTTGATGAATTGGCATTGTTCTCTTGGAGCAATTCCGATGGTTTTAAGATTGAATACGTTGTGAAGAACGCACTAGATAGTGGTGAAGCATTAAATACAACTGTATTAATAGGTGACAATCAAAGTTTCCAATCTTTGATGGGAGGAGTTGGAATTGGCACAATGGGTGCTATTGCAGCTCAAATGGCTGATTTTATAAAATTAACCGATAAGCTTGTACCGCATAAGCTTATTTTATACATGTCTGATAGAAATACGGTAGAAACTAATTGGCGTATGGCATCATGTATTAATGTTGGTTATGAGAGAATGCATCTTGCTAGTAAATCAACACTTACTGTTCAAAATAGAACTGCTGGTGCTGGTGCTGTTACAGCAGATAAATCCTCTGAAAGAGTAGATAATCAACCTCTTGAAGGAACCTTGTTTGAATTCAATCAAGCAACTCCTAAATTGAAATTTATGGCATTGAACACTGCCAATCAAAGACCTTTAAATTCCTTTGTTGAAAACGGACTTAGGTTAGTTCGTGCTGCTGTTTTGGATAACTCAATGCAAAATGCTCCTGATCCAAAGATTTGGTCAAATTGTAATAAGAAGAGCAAGGTTATGATTCAACCTGGATCTATGAAGAAAACTGTTTTGTTTCATAAGTATGAGTCTTCATTACTTACTTTTTTGCAAAGAATTCAAAACTTCCATACCGAAGGAACTGATTTTACTGGAGGATCTGGTAAATCACAATTTTTGCAGTTGCAGGAAACATTGAGAACTTCTAGTACTAATCCTGTTACCGTTCAATATGAACGTCATTTGGAAATTGGATGCTATTTTAAGAGCACTAAAGTCGCTCCTATTAAGGCAAACTTAATTGTGTCCGAACAAAATAACTTGCCAGCTTAAGTTTTTTATTAATAAACTATCTTCCTAAAATGTCTTCCCGGAGAGAGATGATACAGTCATTGATAGCAGAGATTCGTTGCATGCATTGATTCTGTTTTGGAGAATCTTGAAATCGACATGCAGCTTCCCACTCATTCCAATACAATAACTCCAAAGCTTTGAGAGTTTCAATTGCTCTAGCATCCATAGAGTCTTCAAAAGGATTAGAGGAGCGAGTTTCACGAGAGAGAGTAGAGATTTGAATAGGAGTAGCCATTGAATGATGATGAAATAAAGTGGGGGGAATGCCTCTTTATATAGTGAATGTCACAGTTTTTAATCTCCGATGAAACGAGACTAACACGTCGCGACTGACACGCGTCGTAACACGTTGTGCTTTTTTAATCTAATTTAATTTTATCCGGTAATTTAATTTTATCCGCTCATTTAACTTTAACCGAAAGTATAACT